CAAAAATACACAACTTCACACAATATTTTTCAAGCGTAACAACAAATTGTTTAGCGTTCGCATTAATTAATGCAGCTACCAAACTTTGACCATATCCATAAAAAATTTAGCTTTCATCAGCCCACACTTTTAGAACAGAATCAAGATCCGCCTTTGCCGTAAGTATGGGCTCTACCTTCTTGCTATCCCGTTTTTTAGGCTCAGGGGGTATTTCAGGTTTAGCAATAGAGACAGGCAACGGTTTCGCAATGTCTGCTTGATATGGAGTCATGAGCACAATACGTTTCGTGCTATCTAACTCCATAATTTTTGCTGCAATATTAAATTCTTTAGAATTTATCCAACGCATAGGCATGAACAACACCGACTGATTGTCGTTATCCTCATTGAAAAAAATGTTAGTCACAATATGATCAACGCTTTTGCCGTTGTTAATACAAACTTTAACGTAATTTTCAAACGTAAAAGCGTTTTCAACCTTTGATTCACCAAATAACGACTTCGATGCAAGATTCATTTGATATACTTGCCCTTCAAGAGCAGTACCAAAATCTTCAAGCAACACCAGTGCAAGCCGACGGGAGTACCGACAAGCTTTAGAATGGCCCATACCCGAACCTTTAACGTTCATAGGACATGTATCGCACCGATCCGATGGGGGGTCTTTAACTGATTCATCCGGTGTACGCCCATCGTTTGAAAAACAAGTTGGTGCAGTCGGCTCTGCTTCAGGGGTCCACTGCTTTTCATAAAAAATACGCCCAACATTTGGAGATGCGTCAACAATTACAACTTCTAAAGTACCTTTAATTTTACCAACTTCTTCGCCACCGGATATCTTACGAAAAATGCCGTTTTTAGGCACTATGCGTTTAATACCAGCGTTTTTTCCGGCAAGCTGTCTAGTTAATTCACTAATGCCAGTTTTTTGAAGAAAATCAGGAGTTTCTTGGGTTAATACTAAAGCACTCATTTTATCCTCACTTAGAACGTCTAACAACAATGGTGTATTCGTTTTCCACATTTAAACCCATAGGGAATAAATCTTCGTTTTCACTTAAGAACTCTTTCATATTACTTTGATGTATGCGCTTCTCTAATAACGCAAACGCATCATTGTCCTTTATAAACCTATACATGGAATCCCAATCATTCGTCCAATATCTTGATTTAATTGAACGTATAATTGTCCCATGCGAAGTACGGATACTGTCGGCTTTGATACGATTACAAGCACTAAGTAGTTCTTGCTCTATCATTGCCATTTGTTCTTTTAAAGCACTGTCTTGCGACTCGTACTCTAATTTTAACTTTGCTCTCTCGTCTCTAATTCTAACGTACGCCTTTGCTAACTGATCCATAGGCAAACTAATTAAATTTTCTTCCATTACTAACTCCTCTAATAGGGACCGCCATTATACCACAACTTTTGGCATTGTCAAATCACTTGCGTCTCTTGTTTGTACAAATCTATAATTTTTATGTGGTGTTGCATGTTACTACGCAGCAATTTGTACAGTCGTTCTTCAATAGGAGAACCTTTAATATGCACTATTGTTATGTTGTTTTTTTGCCCCGGCCTATCAATTCTCGCATTAGCTTGTAAATACGTTTCTACACTGGTTATGGGGGAATACCATATAATAGTGTCAGCAGCGGTTAAGGTTAGTCCATGCGACGCAGCCATAGGTTGAATAATAAGCACCTGGGGGCTAGAGTGCGATTGAAAATCTTTAACAATATCGGATCGTTTTTTTACGGTTGTGTTCCCATTAATTATTTCATTTGATATATGGTGTTTATCTAAAAACTGTTTTAACATTTGTATCGTATGTGTAAAAGGAACAAACACTAAAGTTTTATGTAAAGTTTCTTCAATAACTTCTTTAACCACATTTAATCTATTTGATACATCAAATTCAAGCACTTCTTTACTGTCAGTGTATACCGCACCGCCTGATATTTGTAACAATTTATTTATCTGCACCGCCGCGTTTATAGCGGTTACGTCTTCGTTGTCCGCTTGAAATATTGTTTGTTTTTTAAGTAAGTCATAGTATGATTTTTGTTGCGGGCTTAACAAAGCTTCCCGATCAACATACGTTATTGGGGGTAAATCTAAACACTGATGTTTTTCAAACCTTATGGCGGGCTGTAACATTTTATGTATTATTTTACTTGCTTCGGTTTTTGGTGCCCATTTATACATGGATACTTTATTCATCACCATGTCTCTAAATTGACCAAAAAATTTAGGCGTATTATCTGGATTAATTAGTTTAGCTAATCCATACGCATCTATAGGCGATTGAGCCGCTGGTGTGCCCGTTAACATCCACAGCCCTTTAGTTGACTTAATAATATCGCGCAAATCTTTCCATCTTTCTGTTTGCACATTTTTATAAGCTGACGCCTCATCAACAACAACTAAATCAAACCCCCCTTTTATTATTTCTTTTTTAACAATACCAAGGCCATCAAAATTAATGATAATAATTTCAGCCGCCCCATTTATAATTTTTTTACGTTTTTCTGCTGTACCGTAAGCAATATCAACGGATCGATGAATAGCAAACTTAAAAAAATCATCTTGCCATGCAGAGTGCATCACGGATAACGGACAAGCAATTAATACTCGGCGCAATATCCCAAGCCCCATCAAATAATCAACCGCCCAAATAACAGATGCGGTTTTGCCTGTGCCTTGTTCGTTAAAACAAAAAGCTTTACGATTATTTATTAAAAACTCTGATGTTGCTTTTTGATGCGCAAACGGCTCAAACCCCGGAGGACGAGGCCAACTATATTTTTCCACGTTCCCTCTTACTAATTTCTGACGTAAGCGTATGATTTGAATTTCGTTTAAACGATCTATTATCTTTTGCATTTTCAATACGTAGCCCTTGTTCGTTTGTGCCTCCTTTGCTCAATGCCACTTTATGCGCTACGTCTTTGCCCTCCCGAACATCAGCCTTACCGTTACGGTTTTTATCAACCCCCTCTTTGTCAATAGAATATCGTGCGCGGGCTCTAGCCAATCGCGCATCGGCCTCTCCTCTTGCAACTTGTTGTTTGTACTCTTTTTTATACGGACGAGATTTGTTTACATAAGGCATATTTAAACCTTTCATGTTAAATATAATTAAAAATATTTATATTCCACAACTACCCCCTATTATGCTCACAAATTTTAACTGGGCACCAACCACATAAATTATTAGGTTTAGGGTTCCACACACCATACACATGAGTTTGTTCTAACTTAGAAATTTCTCTTATCCACCGCTCCCATGCGTCGTCTTTATTATCTTTAACATATTGCTCCGTAACGAACGCGTTGCAAACCACAAATAAAAGCCCCGCCTTTACAACTTTTACAAAAGGAAAATGCGCAAACACAGCAAGAGCCATTAACTCAAGCTGATCTTTATCAGCATATTGCGCAGACCGACCTGTCTTGTAGTCGATGATATACGCCTTGTCCTTGGTGTCGTCGATGATGGCAAGGTCTACAATACCCCGCCACCACGCTTCAGGGGCTTCAAATTTGCAAGGGTGAAAATCCCGAGTCACCCCCATTCGGTGCTCACACAGCTTAGTACCACGCATACTACGCAATTTTTCTAACGCTCTTTTTGCAAAAGAAAAACGCTCAGGTAAAGGTATATCTTCTTTAACAAAACGTTCAGCCGCCGCATGAAACTCTGAACCGTAAGTAAGCTTGTCAGTTATAGGTTCCGTAAAATCCTTGGCCACCTTAAGATGGTAATATTTTTTAGGACATTGTCCGAACAATTTAATACTACTGTAGCTCCAGGAAACCATTACATTGGCCCTCCACCATATCGGTTAGACACCTCTATTTCACAACTGACAGGTAAGCCCTGTGCCCAATCAGGAACCGAACACATAGTGGCATACACATACTGCACTGCCGCATCGCGTTCATATTCAGGCGCTAAACATACAATAGAATCATGCACAGTAAGCACCGCTCGATAGCGCTTAGAAATTTTAATCATCTGTTCAGCAATGATAGACCGTGCTATAGCTTGACACATATTTTCTACGACTTTCCCACCATAGATACTTAATGTCGTTTTTTTACGGGTGTACACGAAGCCGCCATTGACTGCAACTTGCAAATCCGGGTAGCGTAAAAAACGACCGTCGGGGAGCTGAAAAGCGCACTTGTCAATTAACACATGAATACGGGGTTGAGATCTCAACTCACTGCGAACCCCCTTTAACAAAGCTAAATTAGAAGTCGCTTCT